GATTGGGTTCCTTGCGTGAAAGTCAGGCAGCCTTGAGCTGCTGCAGGGCGAAGTAGATCCGGGCGCACGCCTCGGTATCCGGTCGGGCGCGGTGGCCGCCGACCAGCTCTTCGCCGGTGAAGTGCAGCAGGGCCTCTGCCACGGTGGGGTTCTTGAACTGGTTGCCGAAGCCTGCGGCGACCATCTTCGCCGTCGGCGGGCACTGCACCAGGTTCTTGCTGTTCAGGCAGGTGCAGTAGTTGGGGCCTGCCTTGAAGGTGTCCGCCGTCTCTTCGTCGAAGTAGCGCAGCAGGCCGATGCGGGTGATGCGGTCATCGAACGCCACGTTGTGCGCAACGCGTAGCCCGGCCTGCTGCCAGATGCCCAGGAAGCCGAGCCAGGCCTCGACCTCTGGAATGCCCTCGGCCAATGCCATTTCGGTGGTGATGCCGTGGATAGCAGCAACGTCGTCGGGGATTTCCCAACCATCGGGCTTGACCAGGGTTTCGAAGCTGTCGACCAGCTCGCCATTCGGGGTGTAGAGCAGGGCGCAGATATCGACGATATGTGGTTGGCGCGGGTCGGTGCTCGGCAGCTTGAAGGCCGGCAGGCCGGTGGTCTCGGTGTCGAAGACGCAGATCAATTGGGGCATGATGGCTTTCCTTGGGGCAAAAGAAAGCCGCCCGAAGGCGGCTGTGGTGGCGCTGACCGGCGATCAGCTCGCGTCTGCGAACGGCAACACCTTGTAGGTGTAATCGGCGCTGTTGGCTGCGTCGCTGTTCTCGACGGCAATGACGCCTTGTTCGACCAGCTGGAACAGCAGGGAGGTGGCCTTGCTGCTGTCGACGGCCAGGTGCTGCTGCAGGAAGGTCAGATCGATGCTGTCGCCAGACTTGCGGACCAGCTGGGTGACCTCGTCGAGGGTGATTGCGTTGAGGTCGTCGAGCAGGGTGCCAGATCCCGCTTCCTGTTCTTCTTCATCGCTGCCGGACGGTTTCAACCCCATGCCTGCCGCCAGCTCGGCAGCAGACAACGGCAACTCATGTTGATCACGATCCGGCTTGATTCCGTCCAGGCCTTCGCCGTATTCGTCTGGCGCCATCACCAGCATGCAGAGACGGCCAGCACTATCGACCAGGTCATGCTTGCGCGGGTCCTTGCCATCGACCGATAGGGTTACGGTCAACTTCTTCTCGTCGACCTGGACACGCTTCACGTCGACAGGAACAGCAGCAACGCCGTTGGCGGCGATGATGCGGATTGCCATTTTGACGGCGTCCTTCACCGCCAAGGTAACCCGCTCGATGACTTCCTGTTGGCCCTGCTCGCTCAGGCTGCCATAGACGGCGGTCTGGCCTTTGAGCTGGTCGATGGTGAGTTGTACCAGGTCATGCTCCAGCAGTTCGCTGGCCATTTCTGCGGGGAACAGGCCTTCGCTCTCGGCGCGTTCGATGATGGCGCGGTGTGCAATCTTCATACGGTGGATTCCTCAGCTTTTGGCGATGCGTTCAAGCGTCTGCCGCTGGGCAGCGCTCAGGTTGGTGCGCGGGCCATACCGCTCGAACTTGGCCCGCATGTCTTCGGTGAAGGTGATTTCCCAGGCGCCGCTGGCATGGAGTTCGGCGGCTGCCAGCAGCGCGATGAACTCTTCAACGCGGTCGTAGGTTTCTTCGACGGTGATGGCGGCCATGCCGGTCTCCTGTATCAGGCGACCTTGCTCAGCTGGACGCCCTGGATGTGGTTGATGAGAGCAGCGCAGATGCGCGGGAAGTCGCTGGTACGGTAGAGCTTGGCGGCACGCTCCTGACCAACTGGCTCGAAGCCCAGCGAGGACAGGAAGTCAGCAGTCAGCGTGAAGCCGAGGCGACTGGTGATGTCGCCCAGCTTGATGCGCTGGCCGTTGTCTGCCTGCTGAACGGCTGCTGGAGTGATTGCCACCGTCTGTTCGCGGTCAATCTCTTTGGCGACCTCGACCAGATCGCTCGCCTGTTCAACGGCCTGCGCCTGGAGCGGTTGCGCTGCAGCCTGTGCCTGCTGCTCTGCGACGCGACGTTTCTCGGCTTCCGCTTCTTCGTGCTCGCTGATGCGGGTCTTGATCAGTGCGACCAGATCGTCGTTGGCTTTCAACACCAGGTCTTGCGCATCGTGGAACAGGAAGCCGTGCGCGCGGGCCAGCTCGTTCAGGCTGGCGATGTTGGCGCGGATGCCATCGCCCACGCGGCTTGCTTCGATCTTCGCCCGGGCCAGCTCGGTGTCTGCGGCTTCCTTGAGGCTGGCGACGGTCTTCTTGCCCTTGATGGCGTTGGCGAAGTCGGCCGGAACCTTGGGCATGCGAATCTTGCCGCCGAGGGTGGCGTTGATCTGGTCGATGTGATCCTGCAGGGCCTTGGCCGCGGCGATCACAATCTCTTCGCGGATCGACTTCTTCCGGCTCTCAACCATCTTGTTCAGCTCCAGCCGCTTGGCACGGGTCTGGGCGCTGATTTCGTCGATGGTGCGGAAGACCTGGTCGATGTCGGTGGTCTGCCCGAGGATCTGCTGCTTGACCAGCTCCAGCCGCTCTTCGACATCGCCGCACCACTTGACGGTCTTGTCAGCGTCGGCGAAGTCCTGATCGCTTTCGAGCGTGGTGTTGATGTTGCCCAGGACGGCCAGCGCGTGGCGCTTGAACTCGTCTAGGTTGGATGCCTTGACCATGCCGGTGACCTCGACGCGCAGCGCCGGCAGCTGCTCCGGCGCCAGGCCAACCGCTTCGACCTTGGTTTCCTGCGGCACGAAATCGGCCAGCTCTTCCTCGAACTGCTTCCAGCCGGCGATCAACTGCTCGGCTCGGCCTGGTACCGGGCGGTATTCCATGTGCTCGAAGTTCGCTCGGGTGCCATCTGAGCAAACAAAGATCACGCGCTCAGCACCGCTGACTAGCAGTTGTTGCTCAAGCTGCCAGTAGTAGTGCGGTTCGAGTTCCTCGGTGCGTACCTGGTAGGCCACCTTCTCGTTCCAGAGCTTGTGCTCGAACAGGGTGTCGCCGAGCATCGTGGCGCCATCCAGGCTGGCCAGCAGATTGCCGCTGGTGCCGACGATGGGGAACAGCTCTTCGCCGATCAGCTCTTCGACCAGGGGGCGGGCCATTTCCTCAGTGGCATGGCCCAGGTCGAACAGGTTCTGTTGCGCTGCGGTTACCTCCGGCACGATGCCGGTCTTCTTCATGGCTAGCAGGTCGCTGCGGCTCTGGTACTTCGAGGCGCCCATCATCGCGGGCGCCTCCGAGGCAGTGAAGTGGCTGGCGCGAAGGGCATGCCACTCGGGCGTGCCCTGCTGGACGTTATGGATTTTCATGGGTGGCCTCTCCTTCGATGGCTGCCAGCTTCTGGATACGGCTGATTTGCTCGTCGCTCAGGGTGTATTTCGATTGCAGGAAGGCCTGCAGATCGTCGGGGGTGGTCTTGCCGTCGTTCACGCCCTTCTGCCAGGTCGGCAGCATCGACTCGAACTTCGTCTGGTCGTAGCTGGGCAGCGTCTTCGGCGCCTCGGCCTGGCGGGCCGGTCCGACTTCGCGTTCGGTGGGTGTGTCCATCAGCTCTTCGGCGACCGGCATGCCGCGCAGCACGTCGGGGAACACGTCGCGCAGAGCGAAGGCACGGGCACGCATCTGGCGCATGCGCTTGGGGTACTGGCTCCAGGGGCCCTGCTTGCCGGCCAGGCCTGCCAACTTGGCGTCGGCCATGCTGAACGTGCGGACCTGCTCTTCTTCGCCGCGGCGCTTCACCCGGCAGGTGGCCGTCTCGCCGTCGTCGTTCTCGTAGACGTATTCACACAGCGGCGAGCTGCGGACCAGGGCGATCACGGCGTCACCCCAGAGCGACGGGCGCCCGTTGATAACGGCGATGTTCTGCATGGCCTGCATGGGCTGCAGGCCCAGCTCCATGCCCCATTGGATGGCCACCAGGACGTTGCCAGGCTTGCGCTGGTAGTCCTTGGGCACGATGTCGGCCTGGGACAGGTGATCGGCGAAGCGCAAGGCCTCGTCGATGTTCTGCGGCATCAGACTGAAGGTTTGTTTGATGGCTAGATCGGACATGACTTTCTCCCGCCGCGCCAAGCGCAGCGAATAGGTGGGGATGGGGAAGGGTGTTCAGTTGGCGGCGTGCGGCGGCTGACAGTAGGCCGGCGGCCTGCCGATGAGATCGATCAGCGGGTCTTGGCCGAGAAAGAGAATCACCAGGACGGTGGCGCAGATGTAAGCAACGGCCTCTTTCACGGCTCACCCCTTGCTTTCGCGATGGCTGCGCGGGCCATGTCGAATTCGACCGTGGCTCGATCTGCTACTCGGACAACGGCTTCCAGCGCCTCAAGAAGGTCAGGAGCGGCGGCGATCAGGCAAGCGTCTGGCTCACTCACATCCAGCCAAGCGCACCCCGCATATTCCTCTGGCGCACACGGGCCGACTTGAACGATGGTTCTGCCATTTTGCGCCTTGTGGATTTCCCAAGGCCCAGGCGTGTGCTTGCTCATGCCTTCACCTCGAAACGCAGCACGCACAAGCCGCCGCTGATGCTGGTGAATACGGGTTCGCCGTAGCCGTAGCGGGCGGCCAGCTCACGCGCCTGGGTCAGCGTCTTGCCGGCGACTTCTTCGAACTGGGCGGTTGGCTTCTTCGCTGCAGTGTTCATGTCGTGCCTCATTGGGTGAGCCATAGAAGTTGTCCTTCTGCCTCGTCGCGCTTGTCGTAGAGCATCCGCTCGGCGACTTCCTTGGCGAGTTTGTGATAGCTGAAAGGGGTCATGCCGCCGCGTGCCAGGGCCCAGTCAAGTGCAAAGCTCTTGTCCGCCTGGTCGGCTTCGTTGCGGGCGATCGAGAACTCGGCGATGAAGTCAGCAACCTTTACCGTGCTGGTGTCGAAGCCGAGCAGCAGGGTGCGGACCCCGCTCTTGAGGTAGTCCAGGCCTTCCGGCGTATCGATCCACGGGGTTCGTGGTTCGGAGTTGTCGTGCCGGTGCTGGCATTGCTGTAGTGCGTTCATGCTGCCTCCGGCCAATGGCTGTTGATGCTCTTCTTCGCGTAGATGGAGAGCCGCTCAAAGCTATTCACTGACCCGCAACCTGGCATGGTGCCTTCCAGCTCCACGCAGGCTTTGATATCGCAGCGGCGAGAGCACACCCAGCCACCGTAGTGGCAGCGCTTCACTTCGCCTTTCGGGTCAGGGTGGAAGGCAAGGCCAGCTTTCCACGACGGCGAGCCGCGAAGCTTGAGGCCGCACCCTCGGCATACCGCCTGGGTATCAGTGCAATGGTGCATGTGCGTGATCCTCGCTATGTGCGTGGATGGGGAATGTGGAGCGGACAGCAGGACTCGAACCTGCAACCTCCATGGGGATGAGCGTCTGTCTACCGGTCGACGCGCGCTCGGTGCTCTGCCGATTGAGCTATGTCCGCAAAAAAGCCCCGGTGTGAGTGGGGCAATACCGTGGTAGCAAGCGATGCAGAGCATCCCAATGCGCCCTCGGTGGAAGGCGCATCAGTGATGGTTCATTTCCCGTTTGCCCAAGCCTCACCAGCCGCCTTGGCTTCATCCAGCGAGTCAAACCATTCGGTGTCAGGGCTGAAACCGCACCCACGCCACCAGCGGACAAGCTGAGCCTTGGTGTTGAAGATGTTGATGCTGGAACGGCGATGGTCATCGCAGGAACCGTAATGGGTGATTCCGCAGTAGATCTCTGACCAGGCTTTCATATGGACTCCCTCCGGTTGGTTTCCCGGATGGCCCTGTCGCCAAGGCCATCGAGGAAATCGGTCTATCTGGGCGCTGTTTCTGGCCACCTGCGCCTGGGCCTGCTTTCGCATCTCGGGGAGCCTGTGGCTCCGACAGACCACCGCGCCCTCTGGCCGTGGTCACTCGGTTAGGCGGTGCTCGACGCTGCGCACCCGGGGTGAGGCTTCCCCTGTACCGAATCGGGGCTTCGGCTCGCTGCCCAGGCCATCCGGTTGGTGGGTGGCTTGGGTGCAAATTTAGAAAACTAAACAAAGCGCGTCAAGAAGAAAATTTAGAAAGCTAAACGCGACGGGCGGCATGCATTTCCAGCGGGCACAAAAAAGCCCGCTCACGGCGGGCTCATAGGGCGGCGTGCTTCGTTTACATGGCGCCGCCGCGCCAAACAATCTTCCCGATGATGTCGACACCGCGCATGCCCTCCGCACTGATCGGCATATCCGGGTATCGCGTCTTGTCCTGGTTGTCAGATCGGATGATCCAGCCGCCTGATATCTCGCGGATCAGGCGCTTGAAGATTACTTCCTGGTCGGCATCGTGCATCGCAAACATGCTGCCGCTGGTTGGTGACTTCGACGAAATGTCGATCAGCACCACGTCGCCATCGGTCAGCGTCGGCCAGTTGCTCTCGCCGTGATTGTAGGCGACGCACAGTTTCTCGGGCTTGAGGCCCATGCGGCGCAGCCAATCGCGCTTGAATGCCAGGCCGCCGACCACCTCGATATGGTCGTTGATATAGCCGTTGCCCGACGAACCCTTGGCGCTCAACTGGTTGATCAGCGCGTAGTCTGAGTCGAACGATGGGTCGGCGTGCTCCTGATCCGGCGTCCCCTTGCCTGTCATCAGCCAGTTTTCGTTGCAGCGCAGCGCCTTTGCCAAGGCGACGAGCTTCTGGCCGGTCGCCAGGTTAGAACCTGATGTCCAGTGCGATACGGCGCCCTTTGAGACGCCAACCGATGCTGCAAGCTCAACGGCGCTGATCTTGAGCTCTTTCATGCGTGCTTTGACGCGATCTGAGAATTCCATGTTTAGGATGCTAAACATCATCTGGTTTAGTTGCCTTGCGTTCGTCGGTTTACTTTTCTAAACTCCGCCAAAACCAGCGGAGATATGGCAATGACCTATCAAGAAGCGCTCGACCACTTTCACAGTGGCAGAGCTATCGCAGACGCCCTGGGGCTGACCCCCGGCCGCGTCTCGCAGTGCAAGACCGCCGGCGGCTTCTCCTACCAGCAGCAATGCGTGCTGGAGAAGGCATCCGACGGTGCGGTCAAGGCTCGGCATGAGGATGTGCCGGCTCAACAATCGTCGGTGGCCTGACCATGTCGACGGAGACATTGAGCCAGGACCAGACGGTAAGGGCCCGCAAGAACTACAGCGTTCTCATGCGGGCACTTGCATCGGTCGGCAACGCGCCGGTTGCGCTTGCAGTCGGTTGCGACGAGGCGACGATCAGCCGGATGAAGCCCGAGAAGTTCGAGCAGTTCTGCCAGATCCTGGCGGTGCTTGACCTCAAGGTCGTGCCCAGTGACATGCGCTGCTTCAACGAGCGCGACATCGAGACGATCCTGCACCAGGCCAAGCGCTGGATGGAGCACGTCCAGGGCATTGATCAGCTGGAGTTCGACTGATCATGGTCGCAATCCGGATCGACGACGCCGAGTGGGAGCTGCTTGCGGGTGAACCTGCAGAGCTGACGAAGCTGTACATCGCTATCAAGCGGCGCATGGACTTCGCCACAGGTATTGCCGGCCACAAGACGCTGCTGAGCGAGATAGTGCTGCGCGAGGGGTTCACCGTTGACCCCATACCAGGGCGCCCCAAGCCCAAGCCAATCACCCGCGAAATGTACCGATCAGCCGTGCGACGCCTGGAAAAGCTGGGGTTGCTGGTGACGATCGGCACCATGGTTTACCAGTTCCCGCACGCTCGTAGTGATGCTTCGCCCAAAACAGCTACAACCGAGCTACAACCAGCCGCGCAACCACAGCAACAACCAACGGGTGACAGGTTACAGCCCTCTGAATACGCGGCCTCCAGCGAAATAGAAGGCGAGCAACAACCAGAGCAACAACCGTATTCCTCGCCGATTAACAACCTACTTCCGGAATCCGGAGATCCTATGATGGTGTTACAGCGCGCGAGGCAATTTCCGATGCCTCTCGAAGGCTGGAGCCCCATCGCCAAATCGTTCAAGGCAATCGCCTTCAAGAACGCCGTCCCGTTGTCAGCGCTCACCACCGAGCGACTGAACGCCTTCTGCAGCTATTGGCACGTCAGGCCAGAGAAAGAGCAGACCCAAGCCCAGTGGGAATACCAACTGGTCGATCACCTCAAGAAGCAAATCCAGTTCGCCGCCAATAGCGAGGCCAAACCCTATGGACAATCACGATCCGAAGAAGCCGCAGCACGCCGGGGCTCTGGCAAGCGTTCACTCTCTGCCGTCGAGCAAGTCGAAGCCGCAATCGCAGAGCAACGAGCAGAGCTCGCCAAGCCAAGTGGAGCCGCTATCGCTGATTCTGATGGAGAAGCTCTGGAAAACGATGGTGGAGACCTACGGCCACCGCTGGACGGCGAATTTTGGCGCGAAGCCGAGGCCTGATCACGCCTGGGCGAAGCATCTGACCGGCATCACCGGCAAGCAGATTGCCAACGGTCTGGCCCAGCTCGGTGGCCTGAACAACGACGGATGGCCACCGAGCGCAACGCAGTTCCGCAGCATGTGCCTGCAGATGCCTGGTATGCCCAGTGAGTCCGAAGCCTGGGAACAGGCACTACGCGGCGAGTACAGCCACGACATCGTGCGCATCGCTGCAGAGAAGACAGGGACCTTCGACCTCAAGTCCGGGCGACTGACCGACAAGGCCCTACGTGAACGCTTCAACCGCAATTTCGCCATTGTCAGGGCTCGCGCCGTCATGGGTAAGCCGCTGGACGACAGCATTCCCGATGGCATCGAGCACGAGGAAAAGACCCCGATGCAGGTCCAGTACGCACATACGCACCAGCAGGCCCGCGACCTGATCACCGCGCAGAACATCCCAACGGACGGCCAGCAGGCTCGCAAGCTGCTGCTGGCACGGATGGGTATCAAACGGGGAGACCAACATGCATGACCTCAAGCCAGTTTCGTTCGTGGTGCCAGGGGAGCCGGTAGGGAAGGGCAGGCCACGGGTCGGCAAGGTCGGCAACCATGCGCGCCTGTTCACGCCGAAGAAGACGGCCAACTATGAGTCGTTGATCGCCGTGGTGGCGCAGCAGGCCATGGCCGAACGCGAGCTGATCGCCGGCCCGGTGCTGATGGAGCTGCGCATCGTTCTTCCGGTGGCCGCGTCCTGGTCGAAGAAGAAGGCCGCCGCCGCGCTCGCCGGCGAGGTGATGCCGACCAAGAAGCCGGACGCCGACAACGTGCTCAAGGCTATCTGCGACGGCATCAACGGCATCGTCTTCCGCGATGATGTCCAGGTGGTGAACGTGTCCATGTCCAAGCGCTTCGGCGATACGCCTGGCGTTTCGGTCCGTGTCGTTCCGCTGGTGGGGGAGTGTTCGTGATGGATTTAGTGGGTGGAATGGCGGCTGACCTGGCCGCGTCTGCGTACAAGATCACCGATGCCGCTGTTTTAGATGCGGTGAACGGCCGTATCGGGAAAGCCATTGCCATCGATGCGATGAAAGCCAGGATGCACGCGCGCAAGTACCCGGAGTTCACTGACTTCTTTCTGGATGGGTTGGCGCTGATCAGGGTGTATGCGCCGACTCTGAAGATGGAAGGCGGGTCGATCACCGTGGTGGTGAAGCATGAGCGCCTTGTCGCTCAGCCTGACCCAGCCTCGCGCGCGTGCGCGTTTGGGGGCTAGTCAGATGGCCACCGCGGCGAACCAGTACCAGCTCGACCTCGGCATCACCGCCAAGGTTGAGCCGGCTGTTGTCGCTCGCCCGGTGGCCCCACAGCCTGCGCCAAAGCCTGCTACACGCCGGCAGGAGCTGGATAAGCATCTGGATTGGTTCCAGGTCATCAGCGACCTGTCGCGCCACGGCTACAGCGCCAAAGCCATCGCCGACCGCGTTGGGGTGCCAAAGTCCACGCTGCTGGGCTGGAAGCAGGGCGCAGAGCCGCGTTACAGCGAAGGGCGGCGCCTGATCGAGTTCTGGTGCGAGATCACCGGCAAGGCCGAGACCAAGCTGCCCTTGGTCGATGCGTCATGCTGGTGGGCGTACCACGCCAAATAGTCGGGAACCCGTCCACCCCATCCGCTGATGCTGGCCCTCGTTGATCACCCAACCGAACGAGGACAGCGCGATGCCAGCTCCCGAGACCCTGAATATCCAGCAGCCTGGCGAGCCCGCCAAGGCAAGCACCGAGACCGGTGACACCAGTGGCCAGCAGACGCAACAGGTCACCACGACTACCGAGGCCCCTGCAGCGCCGGCTTACAAAGCGATCCACAAGGGCGGTGGCAAACACATCATCGTCGATGCCGATGGCAACCAGGTCGGCGACTTCCGTGGCGACAAGAACGAAGCAGCGGCAGAGATTGCCCGTCTGGTTGCCGGTGGCGAGCCGCTGACCAAGCCTGCACCGCCTGCCAACGACCAGGGCGACGAGCCGTCCGCCAAGGCCAGCACTGCCAACGTCGACCCCTTCAAGATCAAGCAGCCCGTGCTCACCGAAGAGGGCTGGGTGTGCCCGGCGCCCAAGGTGGAGGGCTGATCCATGGGGAGCAAACCGAAAAAGCCCAAGGTGGTCGAGCAGCCAGACCCGAAGGTCGAGGCCGAGAAGGCAGCCAACGAGGCGGCCGCCAAAGCCAACACCGAACAGGCCACGCGCAAGAAGCGCAAGGCCGATAGCTCGCTGCTGTCCAGTGCCGGTGGCGCCCGTGGCGACCTGTCCGGCTCCCTGCTTTCCTCCGGTAAGGACACTCTCGGCTCATGAGTAATGCAATCGCGGACAAGATCATCAAGCGCCTGGGTGTGCTCAAAGCGTTGCGCCAGCCGCATGAGCCGGTCTGGCGCGATTGCTTTGACCATTCGTACCCGATCCGTGGCGATGGCCTGCAGGGGCTGAACCTGAACAACGCCCACGACGTGCAGTCGCGTATCGCCCGGCTGGTGGATTCCACGCTGACCGACGCGGCTCGTCTACAGGCGTCGTCGATCATGTCCGGCATCACGCCGGCGAACTCGCGCTGGTTCAGCCTGGACGTTGGCAACGAGAGCGACGACGAACGCCGCTGGCTCGACGACAGCGCCCAGGTGCTGTGGGAGAACATCCACGGTGCCAACTTCGACAGCGCCGCTTACGAGGGCATGATCGACGAGGTGTGCGCCGGCTGGTTCGTGATGTACATCGACCAGGACCGGGAGCGGGGCGGCTTCCAGTTCCAGCTCTGGCCAATCTCGGCGTGCTTCTTGGCGGCCAGCAAGGAAGGCCAGCCAGTAGACATCGTCTACCGCTGCTACAAGCTCACCGCCGAGCAGGCGCTGAAAGAGTTCGGTGAAGAGAACCTGTCCGCCGATCTGGCCAAGGCAGCACGCGAGAAGCCCGACGATCAATTTGAGTTCGTGCACGCCATTGAGCCGCGCCCGACCTATGTGGTTGACGCCAAGCTGGCCAAGAACCTGCCGGTAGCCTCGTACCACATCGAGGTCCAGGGCCGGAAACTGGTGCGCGAGTCCGGGTATCACGAAATGCCGTGCGTTGTGCCGCGCTGGATGATGATCCCGAACAGCGTCTATGCCATCGGGCCGGTATCGGATGCGCTGCCTGATGCTCGCACCCTGAATCAGGTGGTGCGCATGGAGCTGGCCGCAGCCGATCTGGCAATCGCTGGCATGTGGATCGCCGAGGACGATGGCGTGCTCAACCCGCGTACAGTCAAGATCGGCCCGCGCAAGGTCATCGTGGCCAACAGCGTCGACAGCATGAAGCCGCTGCAGAGTGGCTCTGATTTCAACGTGTCGTTCACCAAGGCCGATCAGCTCCGGTCGCAGATTCGCAAGATCATGATGGCCGACCAGCTGCAGCCCCAAGACGGCCCAGCCATGACCGCCACTGAGGTGCATGTGCGCGTTGGCCTGATTCGTCAGCTGCTGGGCCCGGTCTATGGCCGCCTGCAGGCCGAGTACCTGCAGCCGCTGATTTCCCGTTGCTTCGGCATCGCCTACCGCGCTGGCGTTTTCGCGCCGGCACCAGAGAGCTTGGTCGACCGAGACTTCACCGTCCGCTACATCAGCCCGCTGGCCCGTGCGCAGAAGCTGGAGGAAGTGACCGCTATCGACCAGTACGTTGCCGGATGCGCTGCAGCTGCACAGATGCAGGCTGGCGCAGGAATGCAGCCGGACGCGCTCGACAACGTCGACCTGGACGAGGCCGCGCGCTACCGAGGCGAAGCCCTTGGCGTTCCCTCGCAGATCATCCGCAGCGAAGCGGACGTGGAGGCAAGGCGCGAGCAGCGGGCACAAGAACAGCAGGCAGCCCAGCAGCAACAGGCCGAGATGCAGATGCAGCAGATGGCCGCTCAGGGCGCCATGCGTCAGGCGGGTGGCCAATGATCCAGCTCACCACCGAGCAGATCGACGCGATGTTCAAGCGCGTGTTCGAAGAGCACCACGAAGGCCGGATCATCCTCGAGGTGCTCATTCGTCAGTTCGGCCACGCGAAACCAGCAGTGGAGGGCGGCATCGACGCCGTTCTCAAGACCTACCGCGCCATGGGTAACCGGGAAGTGGTGGACAACATCGTGCTCCGCATCAACCGCGCCAACGGCGTGAATGACCAACCCGACGAGGAACCAGAATGAACGATGCAGCCATAACCAAAGCCATGCTGCTTGCCGAGCTGCTTGCCCGCGCCCAGGGCGCACGTAATAACGCGCTTGGCGAGAGCGAGCGAAAATCGCTGGACGCGTCCTGCGAGAAGCTGGCCAAGGAACTTGAAGCCACCACCGGGGGTGCTGAATGAACCTGTTCATCCACCGCATGATGGGCCACTACCTGATGAACGAGGCGCCGGCAGCCGATGCCCCACCTGCTGCAGCTCCCGCAACGCCACCAGCGGCCACACCGCCAGCCGACGGCGGCAACCTGCTGAACCAGGGCGCCGACAACGACTACATCCCCGAGAAGTACCGCGTCAACGGCGCTGATGGGAAGCTCGACATCAACGCATCCAGCCGCAAGATGGCCGAGGCCTACAGCAACCTGGAGAAGCGCGTTGGCACCGGCGATCTGCCTCCCAAGTCCGTCGACGACTACGCGCCGAAGCTGGAGGTCGAGGGCTTCGACTGGGAAGAGTTCAAGAAGGACGAGTCTTCGCAAGCGTTCCTCAAGGGCGCCCATGCCAAGGGCCTGACCAATGCTCAGGTCGAGTACGTGCTGGGCGAGTACCTCAAGGCAGCGCCGCAGCTGCTGGAGGGTTCTGCGCTACTTGATCAGCAGGGCGCTACCGAGGCGCTCAAGGGCGTATGGAAGAGCGACGCCGAGTTCAAGGGCGGCCTGCAGTCGTCATATCGTGCCGTGCAGGGCTTTGCCGATCAGGGTGAAGGCCTGGGCAGTATGGCCAACCTGATGACCAAGTTCGGCAACGACCCGGACTTCATCGCGTTCACGGCACGCATTGGTCGCGAGATGAGCGAGGACACCGTCCCGGGTGGCCAGGCAGTGAGCGAGGCGGACTTCACCACGAAGGCCGCAGAGCTGCGCACCAAGCTGCAGGGCATGTCGCAGGAAGACCCGCAGCGCAAGAGCGTGCAGGCCGAGCTGGAAGCCCTCTACAAGCGCCAATATCCCTCCGGCAACAGCCGATTCAAATAGTCGGGAAACCGACCGACCCCCACCGCGACCATCACAGGCAATCCCGCAAGGGCCGGCCTGTGGTGGCGCACAGATACCCGGAAACGCCCCAAGGCTGCAGCGCCGATGCAGTCAGGTATTCCGGCCCCTAGTGGACACCCGGCAGGCATGAACCCCGATACCACTAGGAGTGAATCTCATGTCCTTCCAGATCACCGAAGCGTTTGTCCAGCAGTTCGCTGACAACTTCCGTCACCTGGCTCAACAGATGCGTTCGCGTCTGGAGCCCTGCGTCTCCATCGAGCCGAACATCGTCGGCATGTCCAAGTCCATCAACCGCCTGGGCCAGCGTACCGCGCAGCGCCGCACCCAGCGCCACGGTGACACCCCGATCAACGATCAACCGCACTCGACCCGCTTCGTCGACCTGTTCGACTGGGAAGACGGCGACATGATCGACGACCAGGACAAGATCCGCATGCTGGTCGACCCTCAGTCGGATTACGTCAAGGCCATGGTGGCCAGCCTGAACCGCGCCAAGGACGACGTGATCATCACCGCACTGGGCGGAAACTCGCGCAGCACCACCGGCAACATCGTGTTGCCGAGCGCGCAGAAGATCGCCGTGGGTGGCACTGGCCTGACCAAAGCCAAGATCATTCAGGCCCGTCGCCTGTTCCGCAAGAACGAGGCGGACAACCACAACGGTGAGGAACTGTTCATCACCTACACCGCCGCCGCAGCTGCCGACATCCTGGCCGATGCCACCCTGACTAGCGCCGACTACATGGCCGCCAAGTTCCTGCAGGAAGGCGACGTGGAAGGCAAGTGGATGGGCTTCACCTGGATTCCGTCCGAGCGCACCCCGCTGTCCAGCGGTACCCGCATGCTCTACGCCTTCGCGAAGTCCGGCGTAACCCTGGGCAAGGGCGCCGACATCACCACCAAGGTGGGCGAGGACCCGGGCAAGGGCTTCAACACTCGCGTCTACGCCAAGATGTCCATTGGCTCTGTGCGTGTTGAAGAAGAGAAGGTCGTGGAGATCGCGGTAACCGAGTCGTAAGGCTCGGTTGCTCACTCCCCATCAGGATCAGCAGGAGAAATCACCATGGCTGTCGTAACCACCAAATCCACCGCCGTCACTGCCGGCGATGCATTCCCGCAAACCAACACCAACCAGAAGATCCACGGCGGTCGCCTGCGCGAGTCGCTGGGCGTCGTCGAGGCTGTATCCGGCGATTCGATTGGCTCCCAGTACCGCCTGGCCCGCGTCAACTCCGGCGACCGTATCTCGCGCGTGCTGCTGTCGTGCGATGCGATCACCACCTGTGCTGCTGACGTGGGTGTCTACGACATTGCGTCGGTCAATGCCGGTGCGGTCGTCGACGCTGACTTCTTCGCTTCGGCGCAGTCGCTGGCCAGCGCCCTGGTCAACCAGGACGTGACCCACGAAGCCGATGCGGCAGACGCTGGCGCAGGCTTCGGCCTGGCCGATGTCGAGAAGCCGCTGTGGCAGGCACTGGGCCTGGCGTCCGACCCGGGCAAGCAGTACGACATCGTTGCAACCCTGACCGCCGCCGCTGGCTCTGCCGGCACCGTTGCTCTCAAGGTGCAGTTCGTCAACGGCAACTGATCATCAGGCCCGCCCGCCAAGGACGGCGAACTATTCAACCGGGGCCGCGTGCCCCGGTTCGTTTATCTGGAGATTGAACCGATGCCCGCGACCGCCGTATCCATCTGCTCTAACGCGCTGCTCATGCTGGGGGCGCAGACCATCAACGATCTGAACGAAAACAACGACCGGGCCCGGCTGTGCTCAAACATGTACGAGACGGTGCGTGACGACATGCTGCGCGCCCACCCCTGGAACTGCTCGATCAAGCGCATCCAGCTCGCTCCGGATGCCACCGCTCCAGCGTTCGGCTACCAGTACAAGTTCACGCTCCCCGGTGACTGGCTGCGCACGCTCGATATCGGCGACTGCTTCGATTACCGCATGGAAGGCCGCCAGATCCTGAGCAATGACGCCTCGCTCAACCTGCGGTACGTGTTCAAGAACGAAGTGGAATCGACCTGGGACGCGACGCTTGTCAAGGTCGTAACCCTGGCCATGGCCGCCCGCATCGCCTACGCGATCACCCAGTCCACCAGCATGGAGCAGTCACGCATGCAGGAACTGGATTACGAGCTGCGCAAGGCCCGCGCCGTGGATGGTCAGGAAGAGCCGCCAGAGACGTTCGGTGACTTCCCTCTGCTGCAGGCCCGCCATAGCTACGGGGGGCGCTGGTAATGCCTCGCGTCACGTACGTACAGACCAACTTCACGGCGGGCGAGCTGTCGCCGCGCATGCTTGGCCGTGTCGATATCGCCCGGTACCAGAACGGTGCCAAGAGCATCGTAAACGGGATCCCGGTAGTGCATGGCGGAGTCATGCGCGCCTGGGGCTCTCGCTTCGTTTCACCAACCAAGGATTCTGGCCTCAAGCGTTCTCGCTTGATTCCATACGTGTTCAATCGAGATCAGGCGTATGTTCTTGAGCTCGGCCACCTGTACGTCCGTGTCTGGTCGCTGGGCGGAGTGATGCTCACCGAGTTGGGTACGCCGTACTCTGAGTCGATGCTGTTCGATGTTGCCTATGTTCAAGGCGCTGACACCATGTTTCTGGCGCACCAGTCAGTACCTATCTATCGCCTGCGCCGGGTGACCAACGACGAATGGACGCTTTCAGAGGCGCCGTTTGTAACAGTCCCATTCGCAGAGGATGGTCATAAGCCCGCGGTCGATATCGCGCTATCTGAAACCACTGCCGGCACCGGGCGCACCGCCACTGCGTCCGGCAGCGTCTGGCTGGCTGCCGACGTTGGCCGCGAAATCTGGTACGGCACCGGCGTAGCGGTGATTACTGCAGTCGGTTCTGCCACCGTGGCTACGGTCACCATACGCACTGACTTCGGCGGTACGGCGATCCCATCCGGACAATGGAAGCTCACCGGTAGCCCGCAGACGACCTGTACGCCGAACAAGAAAGACCCGGTTGGCGACACCATCACCCTAACCCTGGCTGCAGCTGGATGGCGAAGCGAGGACGCTGGCAAGTGGGTGCGCATCAACCGAGGGATTGTGCAGATCACCAGCATCGGCTCCAGCACAGTTGCCAACGGCGTGATCAAGAGTGCCCTGGATGCTGTTATTGGTGCGATCGCCAACAGCTGGACGCTTGAAGGCGGTGTATGGAACGCCGAGAACGGATATCCCGGCGCCATCACCTTGCATGAGCAGCGCCTGGTTTGCGGTGGATCGCCAGAGTATCCGCAGACCGTCTGGATGTCGCGTACAGGCGAATACCTGAATTTCGAGCTAGGCACTAAAGACGATGACGCTATGTCGTTCACCGTTTCGTCCGACCAGATAAACCCCATCGAGCACCTTGGCCAGGTTCGTGCGCTTATCGCGCTGACCTACGGTGGTGAGTTCACGTTGTCGGGCGGTGTCGAGAAGGCAATCACGCCGACCAATATCCAAGTAAAAAACCAGAGCACCTACGGATGCAGCAAGGTTCGCCCGTGTCGAATCGGCAACGAGCTTTATTTCGTGCAGCGTGCCAACCGTAAGATCAGGGCCATGGCCTACCGCTACGACACGGATGCATACGGTTCGCCGGATATCTCGGTGCTTTCCGAGCATCTGACCGAGACCGGCATCGTTGATATGGCCTACCAGCAGGAACCAGAGTCAATACTGTGGATGGTGCGTGAGGATGGCATTTTGGCCTCAGTGACCATCGACCGCGATCAAGATGTGGTTGGATGGGCGCGCCACACTACCGATGGCGATTACGAATCCGTGGCCACGGTGCCGAACGCCAATGGTGAAGAGCTATGGATGGTGGTAAAGCGTCGGATAAACGGACAAGACGTGAGGTATATCGAGCGCTTTGATACTGGCACATATACCCATTCCGCAATAACCGGCGCGGATACGGCTGGAAAGGCTGTATGGGGTGATTTGGATCACCTTGATGGAGAGGTCGTCGATGTCCTGGCTGACGGTATTGTCATGCCACAACAGCGTGTCATGGACAATGAAATTACGCTGCCGCGCAACGCCAAGACTGTTGAGATCGGTCTGCCGTACACCACCACCATCGAAACCCTGCGACCCGAGGTCGGCTCACCGAGCGGTGCCAGCCAGGGCAACAGCATGGCTATCCGTGAGGTGACGCTGCGCTTCCTGGGCACAGTTGGCTGCACCCTGAATGGCGATGTAATCCCGTTCCGCAAGTTTGCCACCGGCATTCTTGACCAGCCTATTGATCGATTTACTGGTGACTATCGAATGGAAAGGATCGGATGGGCACGCGATGGTGCGGTCGGCGAGCTGCTGATCGAGCAGCGCCAGCCCATGCCGTTTCATCTGCTGTGCGTCATCAACAAACTGACCATCAACGATTGAGGCCAGCCATGATCCGTCCTGCAACCATCGACGATATTCCGCGCCTGGTCGAGCTTGGTCACCTGCTTCACCAAACCAGCCGCTATTCCAGTCATGCCTATGATGGCGACGTGGTTGGCAGCTTCATGGCACAACTGATCGCCGGTACCGGCGTTGTGTTCGTTGCCGAGCGTGACGGGAAAGTGATCGGAGCTTTGCTCGGCGGCATCACCGAACAGTGGTTCTCCACAGAGCTACTCGCCTTCGAATACGCGTTCTTCGTCGAGCCTGGCGCCCGCCACGGCATTATCTCCGCGCGCCTGGTGCAGGCGCTGACTACTTGGGCCGAGTTGCGCGGTGCGAAGCATGTGCAGATCGGCGTTACCACCGGCATCAACGTCGAGGGCACTGCGCAGTTCTACCGCGCGCATGGCTTTCAAGACGCTGGCCTGTTCTTCGAGAAGGCGATTTGACCATGATCGAAATTCACCCTTGCACCGTCACCGACATCGAGCAGGCCAATACCCAGCAGCAGTTGCTGGCGAACTACAGCCGCGAGTCGAGCATTCCCGAGCTGGGCGAAGTGTCGGCCAACTTCGACATGTACAGGGCCATGGAGGGCACCGGCATGCTGCACGTCATTGGTGCCTTTGGGCCTGAGCTGGTGGGGTTTGCTGTGCTGATCGTCTACGGCCTGCCGCACTACGGCGGGCGCATGGTGTGCTCGATGGAATCGTTCTTCGTCGCCCCGGATGCTCGTCGCAGCGGTGCTGGCTTGAAGCTGCTGCGCGCTGCTGAGTCCCGTGCACGCGAGCTGGGCGCCTCGGCACTGATGGTCAGTTCCCCGGTCGACGGTCGCCTGGCAAAGGTGCTGCCGCGCTCCGGTTACAGGGAGACCAATCGCATCTTCCTGCGGGGGCTGGCATGAACCGTCTGATGCCGGCGCCTGCCGGCCTTCCTGCAATGAGCCCTGGCGATGTCGATAAGGTCGGCAAGCTGGAGGGCTTCCTTGGCCAGCTGGATCAGGTGGCCATCGCCACCACTCACCATTTCCACGCCGGGCTGTATGCCAGAACTATCCGCATCCCTGCCGGCGTGATTATCACCGGCGCGCTGATCAAGATCCCGACCCTACTGATTCTGTCTGGTCACGCAACGGTCTTCATTGGCGATGACTCGCTAGACCTGCAGGGCTACCACGTTCTGCCAGGGCATGCCGGCCGCAAGCAGGTGTTTCTGGCTCACGTCGACACAGACCTGACCATGGTATTCGCCAGCCAGGCCAGCACGGTCGAGGAAGCGGAAGCCGAGTTTACTGACGAGACCGACAACCTGGGGTCTCGTCGCCAGAATGAAAACCTGATTATCGAGGGACGCTGATATGTCTGGATATACCGCTGCGACCTATGCCGTGATGGCGGCAGCTGCTGCCTATAGCGCTTACTCCACCGTGCAATCCGGCAAGCAACAGCAACTCAACGCCGATGCACAAGCCGACCAGGCCGAGCTAGACGCAAAGACAGAAAAATCTGCGGCCATGGTGCAGGCAGATCGCATCCGCAAGTTGGCGCGTATTCAGCAAGGCGAGGCGACTTCCGCGCTTGCTGCATCTGGCGTCGACGTTGGCGAAGGCACTGCCCTGAACATCAATCGCGAGATCTACGAGAACGCCGAAGAGGACGCCATTCTCACCGTGTTCGGTGGGAACAACAGGGCGCAGCGCCTCACCGTCGATGCCAAAAATACCCGGATGGCTGGCAACCAGGCGCGCAGCAACTCTTACGGACAGGCCGCCAGCACGCTCCTGTCTACCGGTGCCAGCATGTACTCGGGGTGGAAGTCGTCTGGCGGCGTCAATACTCAGGGCCAGGGCCAAGCGCTGACCAGTAACCCGGCATACGTGAGGAACATGTAATGCGTATCCCAATGGGGCAGTTCCAGACGGCGAACGTTGTACCGACCGCCGAGCGCAACCGAGTCGTCACGCTGGACGCTGATAACCGTGGCCAGCAGGCGCTGGCTGCTGCCGTCGGCGGCATCGCCGAGCGCCAGATCGACCAGCAGAACCAGGAAGCCAAGGCGCTGTCCAGGGTCAAGGCCACCAACTTGCTGATGGATCGCGAGCGCCAGATTGGGACTATCACAACGGACCTGGGCGAGAAGCTGCGCCAAGGGTTGATCGATCCAGATCAAGCGCAGTCGGCATACCAGGCCGCAGTCGGCAAGCTTGATCCAGTGCAGCCGCAGGGCCTAGATCAAGTCGAGCTAGAACAGTTCGGCCTTGGCCTGCGCAAGGTTCAGGAGTCTGGCTTTCGCGGTATTGAGAAGGCTGTCGGACAAGCCCGTATTGCCACCGCCCGCAGCGATCTGGACTCCCGCATGGACCTGCTGGGCAAGGATGCTGCGCTACCGGGCGCCAAGCCTGAGGCGCTGATCGCCCGCATGGACGATGAGGACATCGACACCGTTGGCCGGATGGCTTATGGCGTGGACTGGTCCCGTCGCAAGCAGGATTTCAAGGATGGCGTGTACATGACCCACGCCACCCAGCAACTGATCGGCGCCCGCAATGACCTGGGCGCGCTGCAGAACCTGCAGACCCAGCTCACCGCCGAAGACGGCTACTACACCACCAAGCTCGACCCAGACCGCCGCAATCAGCTACTGAACAGCGTCACCGGCAAGATATTCCAGGTGCAGGAGCACAACGCCCGCCAGGCCGAGATTCGGGAACAGCGGGCCATGCGCATTCTGGACCAGATGGACCGCCAGGCCGCCACCGGGATTCCACCAAGCCCCGCCGAGCAGCAGCGCTGGCAGGCTGCATTGTCCGGCACCAGCATGGCCGGCGAGTACGCTTCCCGCGTTGAGCAGATGAACCAGGTGCAAACCCTGCTGCGCATGCCGTTGGCTGATCAACAGTCGTTCATTCAGCAACAGCGCCAGCAGCTCGCAACGAATGGAGGCAGCGTCGACCAGATCGCCAATGTGGACCGCCTGGAGCGTGCTGTCGAATCGAACATGAAGCAGATGCGCGACCAGCCGCTGGAGTGGAACGCCATGCGCACCGGCGCTGCAGTCGAGCCGCTGGACTTCTCCGGAATTGGCACGCCAGAAGGGCAGGCCGCTCTGTCGGCACAGATAGCCGCCCGTATGGACACCATCAACGCCATGCGCAAACAGGTAGGCCCGGAAGTCAGCCGCAATCCGTTCCTGCCGCAGGAGGCCGGCATGCTCAAGGCCGCGCTTGCGCAGGCCGACGACAGCACCAAGTTGCAGGTGGTCGGCGCCATTGCCCAGGCCACGACCAACGCCAACGACTTCGGCGGGGCGCTCAAGGTCATTGCTGCAGACGATCAGCCGTTGATGCTCGCCGGCATGGCGCAGGCCCGTCAGCTCAAGGGCGACGATGGCGCCGACGTGGCGCCGTTGATCCTGGCCGGTAACAAGGTTCTAAAGGATAAGTCCAGTCCGATGCCGACGGAGGCCAAGCTGCGCGCCGCATTCGACGAGTCTGTTGGCCAGGCGATCCCCAGCGGCAGCAGCCAGCGCGAGCAGGCTTTTTCTGCGTACAAGGCGCTGTATGCAGGCATGGCCGGCCCGGCTGGCGTGACCCATGACGGAACTGCTGCAGAGGTGGACGACAAGCTGGCAGCAAAGGCGCTGGAAATGGCGACCGGTGGAATCAGTCAGGTGAAAACCGGATGGTTCAGTCGTGAGAAGGTCGTGCGCCCCTACGGCATGACCGATGATGACTTCCAGGATGCGCTGGGTTCTCAGATCGGCGCACTGGCCGAGCGAAGTGGCATCGCCAAGGGTTCGCTTGAGTCCATGCCGCTGATGCCCGTACAGGGCACCGAAGGCGCTTACTACCTGCTCAACGGCGGACGGATGCAGCTTGATCCAAAAACCGGTGAGCCGCTGATCGTGAGGGTTCGCTGATGTGGCTCGATAGCCTGACGCCAGAAGGCGAACTGTCCACGCAACGCCAGCGCCTACAGGGCACCACTGAACTGCCTGAGCCGACTTTCTTCCAGGGCGGCTATGACGCCATCGGCCCAGGGCTGGTGCGTGGCGCGCTGGAGGCTGGCGCGTCAATTCAGTCAGGCCTGGTCAACCTGGCCGGTACCGAGGTCATGAGCACGCTTGCCGTTGGCTTCGGGGCAGGGTACACGCCGGGTTTCGACCAACAGGGCAGGGCAGAGCGCGCTGCTGCTGGCGCCGAGGAACTGACGGACGAGATCGGGCGCGACCTGGCCGAGTCAGTCAAGGACCTGCGCCCCGATCCGCGAACCACTGGCCTCGCCGGGCAGCTGCTGGGCGAGGCTGCTGCAATCCTGCCGCGTACCGTGGCTGGTGTGGTGACCGGTGGTATGGTTGGCGGCGCTCTCGCTGCTGGTGCGCCTGCGGGCTATTCCAGCAAACAGGTGGCCATGTCCGAAGGCATCGACGAGAACACTGCCGCCATCCAGGGCGCTATCGATGGCGTCACCATTGGTATCGGCGCAGCGCTGCCGGCCGCTCGGTTCGTCAAGCCGCTTGCCGGTGACTTCGCCATTGCCGTCGGCGCGAACGTCGGCCTTGGCGTTGCCAGCCGCGGCTCGATAGCCGAACTACTGGAGAGCCGCGGCTACACCGAGCAGGCCGCCCAGTACCGCGCATTCGACGGCACGGCGATGACTATCGATGCCGTGCTCGGTGCCGCGTTTTTCGGTATCGGTCGCGGCCTTGCTCGAGCACCAGCAGAACACCAGGTCAACGCCGCCCTGGCCGAGAACAACGCGCAGCATGCTGAGCTGCATACCGCGCCGGGCATTCCGGTCGACGCCGTTGCCGCCAATACCCATGTGCGTGCGCTGGATATCGCCCTGGAGCAGCTTTCGCGCGGTGAGCCGGTGCGATTGCCGTCCGATCTGCCCGAGGCGGCATTTCTGCGACCCGTCGACGATATGCCGCTGATCGAACCGGTTCGTGCTGGTCGCGCGGAAGTCGAAGCCCAGGCCCTGGAAGTCGAGCTGCCGGCGATCCGCGCTGAGCTGGAGCAGCAGGCGGCGCAGGCTGTGCCGAACGTGCGTGACCTGCGTACCGAGACCGCGACGCTGCAGCGCACGCTGGCCGAGCTGGACGGCACCTTCCGGGACCGCGCCAAGGAACTGCAGGGTGAAGGCCTGACCCGCAAGCAGGCCGAGAGCCAGGCCCGCCAGGTCATCCAGCAGGAGCGCAGCCAGATCGAACAGCGCCTGGAGCAGATCAGCGAGCAGATCGAAACCAATCGCCAGGCAGAGGTCGCGCGCGGTGAGCTCGCTGCCATAGACCGTGGCGAACTGCCTGAACGCCTGCAGGAGCGTGTCAGCGCCCGCGCCGCCGATATCGACAAAGGATTCCAGCGCAAGCCACTGGCCGACCAGGTGCAGCAGGGCAACAAGCAGTTGACCATCCGCCAGGCCGCCACTCAGGAGCTGGCGCGCCTGGTCGACGAAGCAGAGCGCCTGGCCCCGCGCCCTGACCCCGTTGACCTGCCGGCGCCGCGCCAGCCTGTTGCCGGGCAGGATGTAAAGCCATCAGCCGAAAACGTAAAGCCAGGAAGCGAAAACCGTCAGGAATCTCAGGGTGGTGTAAGGAAAGATCAACCTAACGGCGCTGGCGCTGCTGATCCGGAAGTCGAAGTCGCCAGGCTGGTGCTGGACGAGCTCGGCGACATCCAGGTGCCCACCGGCGCCATCGATGCCGACGGCAACCCGGTCACCGTGTCGGCCCGTGAGCTACTGGCGCAGGCCGACAACGACATCCAGCGCGCCCAACTGGAGGCGCGCGGGATAGACGCCGCCGCCGCATGCGCCCTGCAACGGGGCGAATAGTCGGGAAACCGTCTACCGCGCCGCAATAGGCTTGCTTCCATCCCATCAGGAGGCAGGCCCATGCGCCCCGAATGCGCCCTTGCCGTCGCCCAGGCGATTGGCCGCTCACTCAACCAACCCGAACTGAAAAGCATCGAGGATCGCCTGCGCCGCAACATGCGGCAGCTGGCGCGCACTGATGCCGACTGGCAGGCCAAGACCACCAGCGAACGCATGAGCGCCGCAGCCAAGGCGGCCGGCGACGAGCTGGTGGCCGAACAGATGCTGAACAAGCGCCGCGTGGCGCTGACCATCCTGGCTCATGACCGCGTCACCAACTACATGAAGCGCTTCCCGGATAACCCGCTGGAGGCGCTCGACCGCATGCTGGCGTTCAGCGCCGACGGAAAGAGCGGTATTCAGTCCGTCGAGTCGGCTACCCGCGCCATCCGTGACGAATCGATCAGCCGGATGCTGGACGTGATCGATGTCACCAAGGGCAAGTTCCTTGGCCTGCTACAGGACAGCGAGGGCAACCTGGCCTTGGTGCGCGAGCTGCACGGCGAGGACAGCGGGCGACCCGAGGCCAAGCAGGCGGCCAAGGCGTTCAAGGACGTGGCCGAGTCGCTGCGCACCCGGTTCAACCGTGCCGGTGGCGACATCGGCTTCCTCGAGGATTGGTCAATGCCGCGCGATCACAGCCAGGTGAAGGTCGCCCGCGATCAGGCCGGCTGGGTGGCTGACCATCTGCGATGGGCTGACCGCTCCAAGTACCTCAAGGAAGACGGCGCGCCGATGAACGATGCCGAGCTGACGGACTTCCTGAACCACGCCTGGCAGACCCTGGCCACGGGTGGCGTCAACAAGCTTGAGGCGGGCAGGGCGCCAACCGGTGCAGCACGCGCCAACCGTGGCAGCGAGTCGCGCCAGATCCACTACGCCAACGCCGAGTCTTTCATCGAGGCACAGTCCAAGTACGGCGAGCGCAACCTGCTGGAACTGCTGATCGGGCACATCGACCGAGCTGCCCGCGATATCGCTGTGGTTGAGTCGTTCGGCCCGAACCCGAACCACCAGATGCGGTACTTCCTCGACACTGCGCAGCAGGAAATGGCAACCGCCAATCCAAAGGCAACGCCAAAGGTGCAGAAACAGCGGAAGAAGATCGAGAGCCTGTATGCCGAAGTCGCCGGTACGCGCGAGCCGCCAGTCTCACCGGGGCTTGCGCAGGGCTTCGATACGTACCGGGCGCTGAACGTGGCCAGCCGCCTCGGCTCGGCGGTGATTACCTCGCTGACCGACCAGGGCACGCTGGCGCTTACGTCGAAGATCAACGGCATGCCGGTTATGCAGGTGTTCGCCAACGAGGCGCGCATGATGAATCCGGCCAATGCCGCTGACAGGCGTTTGGCGATGCGCGCCGGCCTGGGCCTGAACCAATTGATTGGCAGCCTGAACCGCTTCGGCGCCGATGGCCTGGGGTCGACCGAGGCCATTTCCGGGCGCGCCGCAAAGTATTCCCAGACCGCCGCCAGCAAGATCATGCAGGTGTCTGGCATGAACGCGCTCACCACCGGCATGCAGCGTGCCTTTGGTGTCACCTACATGGACGCCTTGGGCGATATGTCGCGTCGGCACGCCAGCCTGCAGGCCATGGATGCAGCCGACCGGGGATTGCTGGAGGCCAAGGGCATCACCGAGCTGGACTGGCAGGTGTGGCGCCTGGCCGAGCCCGAGGACTTCAACGGCGCCGGCTCCACGGTGCTGACCGCCAACGCCATCTACCGGCTGACTGATCAGCAGTTGCAGGGGCTGGCGCAGCAGGCGAACACATCGCCCCAGCGCCTACGCGATGCGGCCGCTACCAAGCTGCTGGGCACCGTGCTGGACGAAACCAGCATGGCGATCATCGAGCCGGGCGCGCGTGAACGCTCCTTCATGTACGGCAGCGCCCAGCGCGGCACGTTTGGCGGTGAACTGCAGCGCTCTTTCTTTCAGTTCAAATCGTTCCCCATCGCCATGATCATGCGTCATTGGTCGCGCGCCATGGCTCAGCCAGGCTGGGGCAAGGCCAAGTACATCGGGGCGCTGGTGGCCACCACCACGGTGCTGGGTGGAATGGCCATCCAGCTCAACGAGATTGCATCCGGTCGCGATCCCAAGGACATCACCGACGATGGAATGCTCGGCGTGCCTGGCCTGCGCTTCGGCATGGCCTCGATGATGAAGGGCGGCGCGCTCGGCTTGTACGGCGACTTCCTGTTCAGCAACCAGACGCAGGGTGGCGCGTCTGCGCTGGCTGCGCTGGGCGGCCCCATTGCTGGTGACGTTGAATCGCTGTTCAAGCTCAAGGACATGGCCGGCGATGCCAACTTCGATGCCACGGGCGCCAACCTGATTCGCTTCGCCAAGAGCCACATCCCCGGTGCGAACCTCTGGTACACGAAGGCGGCTACCGATCACCTGATCTTCCACAACCTGCAGGAGATGTTCTCGCCGGGCTACCTGCGCCGGATGGAGCAGCGTGCGCGCAAGGACTTCAATCAGCGGTTCTGGTGGGAGCCAGGCGAAGCGGTACCGGATCGGGCGCCCAACCTGGGCGCGGCAGTAGGAGGGCGGTGATATGCGTGATGATCAGATCGTGCGCCTGCAGGCGCTGAGCGAGCGCCTGGGCGAGGTGGTGATCGAGGAAGTCGACCCGCACAAGTGGCCGGGCAACGACAAGCCGCTGGGTGAACTGACGCAGCAGGAGCGGGGCGACCGTTACTGGTGCAAGAAGAACGCTGCGGCAACCATGACCCTGCTGCTCAAGGTGGTGAACATCGCGGGCATCCTGAACCGGCAGAAGCCGGCGCCAGACGCTGGCCACGCTGTTGATGAACTCGACGGTGAGCTGGCGGCGGCCGAGCGCGAGGCTCAGGCCATCATCGAGCGCATGCAAAAGGGCAACAATGTCCACTGAGCCCGAGGCTCCGAAAGTCGGCCTGCTGGTGTTCTTCCTGATCTGGGCCAAGCGTATGCGCTGGACCGTTCCGGACGTTCACGTGCAGGCGCTGTTGTGGCTGGAGGGCAAGGGCAATCTCGCCGTGCTCCGGTGCTTCCGGGGCTTCGGCAAGTCCACGATTCTGGCGATCTACAACGCCTGGCGGTACTACAAAGACCCTACCTTTCGCATCCTGCACCAGTCGGAATCAGACCCGACCGCCTACAAGACCAGCCGGGATACGCAGAACGTCATCCGCAACCACCCGTTGACTCGCCACCTGTTGCCGCCCAACCAGGGCACGGTCGAACAGTGGTGGGTCGAAGGTGCTGCCGACTTCCGGAACGCCTCGATGTTCGCCAAGGGCATCTTGTCGAACGTTACCTCTGCTCGCGCCGACGAGTGTCAGAACGATGACGTCGAGGTACCGCGCAACATCCAGACGCCAGAGGCGCGCGAGAAGCTGCGTTACCGCCTGGACGAGCAGACCCACATCCTGGTGCCAGGTGGCTCGAAGCTGTACATCGGCACGCCCCACACGCACGACAGCCTGTACGACGAGATCGAAGCCATGGGCGCCGACTGCCTCACCATCCGCATGTACGCCGACGAGCACCGCATCGAGACGGCAACGCAGCTGGCCTACCGCCTGCCGTTCAAGCCCGAGGTGGTGTTCTCCGGTATCGGCAAGCATGCCCGCGTGCTGCGCCCTGGCGTCGACTATTCGCTCAGCGAGAACACGATCGTATTCAACGAGCCGCCAGGCTGCCTGATCGACTGCTACGCGCGCCCGGCCTGGCCTGGCCGATTCAGCGCCGAAGAGCTGGAGAAGCGCCGCCGCGAGACGCGCACCATCAACGCCTGGGATAGCCAGTACCAGTTGCACAGCAAGCCGGTCACCGAGGTTCGTCTCGATCCGGCCAAGCTCATTCCGTACGACGCCGAGCCGGTCATCAGGTCGGCCAACAACGCCGTCAGCCTGTGGCTGGGCAGCGTGCAGATTGTCGGTGCCGTGGCCTATTGGGACTGCAGCCTGGGCAAGGTCAACAGCGACGCCAGCGCGTTCTCGCTGATCCTGACGGACGCCCGGGGCCAGCTCTACTGGCAGGTATGCCAGGGGGTGGAGGGAGAGCTGGCAGAGTTCGACGACAAGGATCGGATCATTGGCGGCCAGGTCACCCAGGTGCGCGACCTGGTGTTGCGCTTCCAGATCCCGTGCGTGGTGGTCGAGACGAACGGCCCTGGCGGCTTCGTGCCGACCATCCTGCGGCAGGCACTTAAGGGCACCGGCTGCGCTGTCCGCGAAGAGCACAGCACCGTCAACAAGCAGAAGCGCATCCTCGACGCCTTGGAACCGCCGCTTTCGTCCCGCTTCCTGTGGGCGCACGTCGACGTGCTGCGCGGCCCGCTATGGGACCAGATGCGCGACTTCAACCCGGCGATCACCAACCAGCCCGATGACTTCCTCGATTCCGGTGCCGGCGCTGTAAGCCAAACCCCGGTACGCATAGGGAAAGTAGTCGGGAACCCGACCGAGACACAGCGCAAAGATTGGCGTCCAACAGCGGGCGTGCACGAAGTTCAAGTCGACTACTAAGCCCGCATCATCAGCGAGGCCCAATCCATGGCAGTTCCCCAGCAGCAGCCTTTCGTCGAGTACGCATCGAACGGTATCGCTACCGTTTTCGCGATCCCCTTCCGATTGATCCGAGACGATGACCTTGGCGTTTACCTTGATGGCGTAGAGCTCACATCCGGTTTTGTCATCAGCAACGTAGGTAGCGACATTGGGCAGATCTCTTTCGCTGTGGCGCCACCAAGTGGTGTGCTTGCGTTGCGGCGAGAAGTTCCGCTAGAGCGCTCGACCGACTACCAAGATAACGGTGATCTGCTGGCGGAAACGATCAACCTGGACTTCGACCGCCTGTGGTGCGCGTTGCAAGACATGAACTATGATCTGCGCCGCGCCCTGCTGCGTGAGGCGCTTTCTGATTTCTATGATGCTAACGGTTTACAGATCAAGAACTTGGCTGATCCTACCGAGGACACGGATGTGGCAAATAAACGATGGGTTTCTCAGTTTCTAGCAACATTGATCGGCGGCCTGGTTATCGGCCCTGTTGGTGCTGCCGCTGCAGTTACCTACACCGCCCCCGATGGCCAGCTTAATACTGTCCAGGACATGTCAGACGCCCGCGGTTCGTCCCTGATCGGATACAGCGCTGATGGCGGTGTCGCCAGAACGGTAGAGGCCAAGCTGCGCGAAATCGCCAGCAGAGCTGACTACGCATCTGACGCCAATTTTCTTGCGGCTGCTGTAGGCAAGCCGTCAATTGATGCCGCTGGCAATCTCGACGCCCCGATCAAAAAAACGAATGGCGATGTTATTACTCTTCAAGAGCTAGCCAGCCAAGAACCACCAACTGTCAATGTAAGCCCAAGCATTTCAACTTCGCCGGCTTATATTGACCAGTTTATTGATGGGTTTTTTGCCAGGGGCATGCTTACTACCGAGACAAACGGCGTTGTTACTGAACGCTCCATAACCGCCAGCGCGTCTGCCGGTGGCAATGTTATCTCAATTGGTTCTAATACCAACTTGGTTGTAGGTGGTGGCGTCACTGTTCTTCATGAAGACGGCACTTACTGGCCGTACCTTATCACTGCTCTAACGTCTAGCAGTGTTACCGTTTTCCCGGCGTTGCGAGCTGCCGTCAATACAAGCGGAAAGATTGAGCGGACCTGGTTTAACAGGGCTCACCCCGGCAAGTTCTATATGCGTTATCTTGCTCAGCGCGTCGCACGCAATACAGAAGCACAGAGCACTTTCCCGATTGGTCGTCGTGTGGCTTTTGTGGAATATGGGAGCGGCACAACCACTGCGCTCGGCGGGCTTTCGACAACCACAGGCGCCACCCTCAATTACTATGACCCCCTACCAACCGGAGCGTCTGGTACCGTTTCGACGGCTCCACGGTTTACTTTTGAACGTACGGCTTATGTGGACTTTACTAGCAGCTCTACCGGCTATGCGCAGACAGGCCTTTTTGCCTTGCGAGAATATTTGAGTTCGGCTGCCGTTTTTTCTATCGCAAGCGACAGGCCTATCCGCATAACCGTACTGGATAATTCAGGTCGTACGCTTGCATCAACTGTTTATTCTCCACTGTTTATAGCAAGCGCTAACATGGCTCACCGCAGAGTCAGGCTGAACTTTTTTTCGGCAAATGCAACGTCTGTACGTTTCCGTTTTGAGGCTGCTACTACATCCGCTTCCGCCGTTGCTATTGGGTCTATTGAGGTTTATCAGACAAGTCAAAGCAATGGCTTAATTATAGAAAAGAAAGACGCAGTTATTGTTGGGGTTGGAGATTCATGGATTGCCGGCGATGAAGCCAATAACGCACAGCGCGAAAGCATCATGACGCAACTAGCAATTGAATTGCCCGATGCAACCGTGATCAACTCTGGCGTGGGAGGGACGACTATTTTTCAGCAACTTGCATCTTTTGATGCGTCTGTTGCAGTTCACAAGCCTGATTATGTTGTTCTCAATACTGGAACAAATGAGGCCTACAATCCGTCTTCTGCTACTTTTGACCCCAATGCAGTAAACGACTTCATTGCCGCGTATATTCAGATGATCAGTAAGATACAGTCCATTGGTGCACGCCCAATTATCCTTGGGCTTCCAGCACTTGCGCAGAGCGATGCCGAGGTTCCGGCACTTGCAGAGTGGGAGCTGCTCAATAGATCGCGCTTACAATATATCCGTTTCATGCGCGCGCTCTCTGATCGGCCAAGCGCGAGCTGAAAATAAGTCGGGAATCCGACCGCCGCGAAACCACAACCTAGTCCCACCACAAGCCCCGCCCTGTGCGGGGCTTTCTTTATTGGTCGGACGGGACGCTTATGAGTGGCGACAGAATCATGAACGGAGTGAGCTACGCAGGAGCTGGAGTATCGGTTGTGTCGGGCCTGACGCTCACCGAGTGGGGCATTGTTGTCGGCATCATTACTGCGCTGCTGACATTCGCTGCCAACATCATCTATCAGCACCGACGTGATCGCCGAGAGCGCAACCTTGCAGAGCTGCAGGAGCGGCTGATCTATCGCGACGTGGCGCGGGAGGTTGAGCAGTGAACGTGCGCGGCAAGCTGGTGCCGGCAGCCCTTATTGCTGCGCTGACCAGTCCGCTGGCGTACATGACGCTTGAGCGCTGGGAAGGCAACGTGCTGGAGGTCTACGCCGACCACCTTGCCAGCGGCCTCCCGACGTACTGCGCCGGCCGCACGGATCGCAATGCGGTGGTTGGCACCAAGCTGACCAGCGACCAATGCACCGAGGTCAATAAGGCCACGTTGATCGAGTACGGCACCGCCGTGCTGGGCTGCACCGAGTGGTCGAACATCACCCCGCGCCGCCTGGTCGGCCTGACCATCTTCGCGATCAACGTCGGCAAGGCCGGTGCGTGCAACAGCCAGGCGGTCAAGGCCATCAACGCCGGTGACATCACCCGCGGCTGCAACCTGATCGCCACCAAGCCGAATGGCCAGCCGAATTGGTCGACCGCTGGCGGCCGCTACGTTCAGGGTCTGCAGAACCGCCGCCAGGCCGAGCGGGCGCTGTGCCTGTCAGGGCAGCCGGTATGAACCGCCTGCTGCTCGCCGTCGTCGTGGTGCTGGGCGTCGGCCTCCTGCTGGCGCTCTGGCGCATCGATCATGTCACTACCGACCGAGACCTTGCCCGGGCCACTGCGAATCAGCAGCAGGCCCGCGCTGACTCCCTGCGCAACACCCTGAACCTGACCCGCGAGCTGGCCGACGAGCAGAGCGCCATCGCCGGCAACTACCAGAAGGAGCTCAACAATGCGAAGACTGAGCGCGACGGCTTGCTCGACTGCCTTGCTCGCGGTACTTGCGGGCTGCGCGTCAACGCCACCTGTGTGCGAGACGGGGCCGCCCCCGCCGCTGGATCCGGCATTGATGCAGGAACCCCGCGACTTACTGCCCCTGCTGAACGGGATTATTCAGCCCTACAGGAAGGAATCGCCCAGCAGCGAGCCCAAATAATCGGCCTGCAGCAAACGTTGGTCAGCCTGCACAGCCGGTGCAGGATCGGTAAATAAAAGGGGAGTTGTGAACGTGCCCAGGACGGGCGAGGCGGGGTCAGTGAGAAATCGAGTGACTCGGTCACTCACTGTGGTGCAGCGTAGGGCATCGATTGCAGCGAAGCGCCCAGGGGATGTGGCGTATATACTGGCGCGCAGTGGCTGGCTGCACGCATGGGGTGCAAGGGGTCGAGTGTTCGAATCACTCCGTCCCGACCAACAAATCCCTACATTAGAGCCTGGTCAGTGATGACCAGGCTTTTTTGTGTCAGGGACTTTTGCGGGACTTTTTTCATCCTGCCATCCTCCTCAAAATTGTCAGGGCCGGCCCGCGCGAGTCGGTAACCGAAATCCTGTTGGCTTCATCGATCAGTTTGCCCAGCTCGGCGACCGAGTAGTGACTGGTGATGCTGCCGTTCTTGTGGCCCAGCAGAGCCTTCCTGTCCTCCTCCGTTACCCCTGCTGCCCGAAGTCTTCGACCGAAGGTGTGCTTTAGGTCGTGAACGCGGATCGAAGCAAATCCAGCTGGGGCAGGGCGCAGAAAACGTTCTTGGAACTTCTTAGCTGCTCTGACCCTGGCCTTCTTCCATGCTGAATCGTTCATCCGGTGAACTGGAGTGGCCTTGCCGTTTCGATCGGGTTGTCCGTAAGGAAATACCCAAATCGGATCAAGCTCGCGCTGTCCCTCGATGACCGGCTTGGCTACGTTGTTGAGCACAACGAGGCGCTCGTCGCTGTTCTTGACCCCGGAGCTCTCATGTCGGCCACCAAAATCCGCCGGTATGAGAAACACGCTGGTGTTGAGCTCAGGAATCGGTATCTCCCAATCCCAGCGAAGCTTCACAACTTCCTGCTCTCGTGAGCCGCTATTGACCTTGTATAGGGCCATGCGGCGCAAATGATCAGGCAGTTCGGCGAAGAGAATCGACTGCTCTTCCCAGGACATCGGGTAGGGCATGCGTCTGGTTTTCTTCTCTTCCAGCTTGGTGATCATCGGTACTACGTCGAGCCAGGGACGCTTCTGCTCATCACGCCATTTTCGGGCGCATAGATTCAAGATGCGTATGACGCGTTCCAGGGCGATGTTCACCGTGCGGTGTGAGACGCCAGGCTTCAACTTGCCATCGCTGGTTTTGGTGCTCTTGAGTCGATCCCTTATGTAGGGAGCCAGAGTCTCGTCGTCGACATGAGTCAGAGGCTGGTCGCCAATATACGGGTCCAACTGCTCCAGATAGATGGCTGTGAGGCCTATCGACGGCTGACCCTTGAATTCGGTCAGGTAACGCGTAGCAGCTTCCCGCCACGTTCTGATCTTGCGGACGCCGTAGATCTTCTGTTCCCGGAGCTTTTCCAGCTTGTGTATCAGGTACTGCTCTGCCTCCTTCCTATCGCTTGATCCAGTGCTTTCCTGAATTCGCTGACCTCTGAAGACCTTGTCGATGTGCCAGGTCCCGTTCCTTTTGTAGAGGCCACTAATGGTTTTTCGCGCCATGGTTTTCCTCCTTGGCGCTCGCTGCGGGAGTGATCATGTCCCTTGGCACCTTCCTTTTCAATGATGGCCTGGTCGATGTAGGTGTCTGCCCAGGCATCCAGTTCTTCGCGATCAAAGCCGATGCCTTGCACTCCAATGCGGAATTCCCGCACGTAAGGCCGGACGGTTTTGTTGAATTCTGTGCGGCACATGCCGAGGTAGGCGGGGGCCGCACTGGCTCGCAGGATTCGGGGTGGGCAGGTGATCAAGCGTGCTGCTATCTGTTCAGATGA